TTGGTGGTCGAGCTAGCGGCCCTAAACCCCTCACTGAACTCTTTGAATTTGTTACTAATAAGTTTAAAGGTGCAGCGGGTAGGAAACTTAACAGCTTGGAATGCCATGACATTATGTGCAAGATTGGAGAAGTCGTGGTTGTTGGTGGGGTACGTAGGTCAGCGATGATTAGCCTCAGTGATTTATCAGATGATAGGATGCGCCATGCTAAAGCTGGACAGTGGTGGGAGCGAGAAGGACAACGAGCACTTGCAAATAATAGTGCGAGCTATAATGAACGCCCCACAGTTGGGGAGTTTATGGCAGAATGGTTGGCGTTGTACCAAAGCTACTCTGGTGAACGTGGAGTATTCTCCCGAGCCGCTGCTAAGTCTACTGTTGAAAAACACGGAAGACGAGATAGCTCTTATGAATTTGGGACTAATCCGTGCTCCGAAATCATCTTACGTCCGTATCAGTTCTGTAACCTTACTGAAGTCGTTGCACGGGCAGATGATACTGACGCAAGTTTACAGCGAAAAGTTAGATTGGCCTCTATCCTTGGCACTTTCCAATCTACTCTTACAGACTTTCCATATCTAAGGAAAATCTGGCAGAAGAACACTGAAGAAGAACGTTTGCTAGGTGTGTCAATCACTGGCATTCTAGACAGTGCGTTGTTGAATAACATTGATGATGTGGGTCTGTCATCAAGGTTAGAAGCTTTAAGAGACTTGGCTGTTGTTACTAATAAGGAACTTGCTGATGCGTTGGGAATTCCTCAATCCGCTGCTATTACGTGTGTTAAGCCTTCTGGTACTGTGTCTCAACTTGTTGATAGTGCCAGTGGCATTCATGCTCGCCACAGTGATTACTACATTCGCCGTGTTCGGAATGATAATAAAGACCCTATCACAGCCTTTCTACAAGGTCAGGGAGTACCTTCAGAAGCAGATGTGATGAAGCCTTATGATACAACTATCTTTAGCTTTCCTATGAAAGCACCAGATGGTTGTGTTACACGAGATGAGTTAGATTCTTTCACTCACCTTAAGTTGTGGCTAACCTATCAACGTCACTGGTGTGAGCATAAGCCCTCAGTAACTGTGTATGTTAAAGAGAAAGATTGGCCTTCAGTGGGTGCTTGGGTATGGGAACACTTTGATGAGATTAGCGGCATTAGTTTCCTACCGTGGGACGGTGGTAGCTACAAGCAAGCCCCATACGAGGAGATTACAGAAGATATGTACGACCTATTAAAAACAGGTATGCCTAAGTCTGTTGATTGGGATACATTCATTGAGTACACAGATAATGTAGAAGGTGCTCAGCAATTGGCCTGTGTATCGGGTGTCTGTGAAATCTGAGGATGAAATACTAATAGCTGAAGCGTTAGGGGGGAGTGAGAAAGCTTACTCCTCCCTGACAACTAAGTATTGGAAACGTATATTTAGTTTCTTACGTAGACGAGTTAATGACAATGCAGTTGCAGAGGAATTGACACAAGATACGTTTGCAGCAGCCTTTAGGTATTTGAAGACGTTTCGTGGTGATAGTCAGTTCTATACTTGGCTATGTACAATTGCCATCAACAAGGCCTCTAGAAGGCCGTTTGAGAGCATGAAATCAGAGGTTGATAGTGTGACTAGTGTTACCCCTGAAACCCTATTAAATACGAAACAAGAGTTTCACCAGTTGTTAGACATGATAAGTGATTTACCAGAAAAACAACGTAAGGCGTTGTATATGAAACATTCACAAGGAATGTGCTACAATGACATTGGTGTAGCCCTTGCGTGTAGTTCTAAACATGCTAAGAACCTAGTGTATAAAGCAAAGAAAACATTAAGGAGTAGGTATGAGCAGCAATGAAGAGAGTTATCGAATGATGGAGGCACTAAGACGCTATATGCGGCTTAAGGTGTATGAGACAGATAAGACCGTGGAAATTGTCTTACAGTTTAAAACAGAAGACGGTAAGATGCATCAAATTTGTAACAGCTTTATGGAGAAATCAAATGGAAGTTGATGTGATTGAAGAACACGAAGATGGCAGTGCAACAGTGGTGTTAAAAGACATTGAACCCCGCATGATGCAGTTATTGTTACAAGAGGGTCTTATCTCTTTGATGAAGCGGGAGCTTGATCGACTAGAGAAAGAAGACAAGATTCCAGCTTTACTAAAAAGGAACCCTGATGCAGTATGATGAAGTTATGGCTACTCAGTATGGTGGCAACCACTACAAAGATCGTGCTATTCAGCCGTGGGAAGTGTGGGAAGCGTATGACATGAATGGTTGGGAAGCTAGTGCCCTTAAATACTTGCTACGCTACAAGGATAAAGGTAAAGCACTAGAAGATTTGCATAAGTGTATGCATAACATTCAATATCTAATTGCTAAGGAGGAACGTAAAATTAGAGCAAAAGAGAATACTAGTAATGTTATAGAACACATGAAAAAGATGTTAACTACATAAAGAAACGGGCCGAAAGCGGCTGCTGGAAGAGTCGGGTCAGCCGACAGGTCACAGGTGCAAGTCCAGTTACCAGACGCAGCGAGTAGGCCCACCTTCTTATTCCTCACCTATTTTCCTTTTAAGAACATCATACACTTCTGCAACTGTACGTTCTTTCTTTGTCTCGCTATCGTAAAAGATATTCTTATTACGTTGTACTTGACCCTTTTGTACAACCTTGCTTACCTTATCAAAAGGCGATGCCATCAAGAACTTCTTAGCCCCACTTGTACCTAAGAAATGAGCCGTATACAATTCTGTATCTGTAGGCTCCCTCTTCAATGCTTTCTGCAAAGAAGATTTATTCTCCTCAGTAAATAGTTTAGCAATTTCTAAAGATTTAGCAGGGTCTTTCCTATCATCCAAAGTGTAGTTTTTACCATACTTCTTAGTTAGAGATTCCCATGTACCTTCAATAAATTGGTGATGCCCTGTAGCACTACTAGTTTTAGCCTTAACATCAGCTACCCCACTACTCTCTGCCATCTTAAGACGCTCATAGTAATCAGGTTTCTGAGGTTGTTGTTCTTGTACAGGTTGTTCCACTTTAGGTGGCTTACCTGTTTTAAAAAAGTCATCAAAGAATTTAAGAATGTCCATATTACTTAGTGTTAAGGTCAGCCATAGTAACAGTATTAGACTTAAACTTTTCAGATAATAGTTTTTTAGCTTCTGGTGTTGCACGTTGGTAAGCGGAGTATACGAAGTCAACGTTTAATTCAGGATCACTAGTTTTCATCTTTTCAAGAGAAGTTTTAACTTGTGCATCAAGGGCAGATGTACCTGACACAGGTGCGGCTACTGGCTGTGCAGTGCTCTTATAAAATCCACCATACGGTTGGTTATTATTAATAACAGTTGCAAACTCAGTACCTACAGTTTTAGCATCTTTCTGTGTTAGCATAGATGTACCATATACAATGTTATTCAGCATAGGTTTAACTTGCTTCATAAACTCTTGAGCAGCGGCAGCATTAAACCCACCACCTGTCACCAAGGGACGATTAGTTAAACCAGTGGCCTGTTGCTGTGGAACCACCACACTAATCTCACCTGCATCATTAACGCCTAATGTAAGCTTTGTCTTATATTTAGCCTCAATAACTTGTTTAACGTCATTGATACTAATAACAGCACCAGATACACTATTACTTACATTGCCCTTAATAACAGCTTGGTCAGCATCAGGTAGTTTAGCAATTTGCTCACCATACTTCTTATAGTCACGAGCTAGAGTTAAACTGTTAGCACCTGTAGCAACACTGGTTGAGAAAGCTGCACTGGCAATGTTTACTTCAGCAGGGAGTAAAGAGGTTTTCTTTAACAATTCAGCAGCACTAGCACCTAGTGCTTGATGTGCAGCCCGAGTTGTTGAAGGGGATGCAATAGGGTCAGTGGGTACTGCACCGGGAGCTTGACCAGCCTGTACAAGGACACGTTGTACGTTAGCTAGGTTGGTAGCACCATTCACTAGGTTACGAACACCAGCAACAGAGGTGGTTAGTTCTTCTTCTTGACCCACCATAAACTCATGGAAATCCTTATTAGTACGTTTTAAATTCTCACGAGCAGTACCACCAGCCCAATATGCCATAACCATAGGGTTATTCTGCATAGCAGATTGTTGTTGGATAGCTAGGTTAACCAGTTGTTGCTTCTCTGTTAAACTCTTATCACGATAGGTCTTAAAGATGTTTGCAATGGCTAGCAAACCAACACCCTTGTCATCAGCGTATAAACTTAATGATTGGTTAGCTTGTCGATCAATGTCTGCATATAACTCTTTACGTTTACTATCAGATACGTTAGGGTTTTTAGCTAGGTAAGCATCAATTGAACGGTAGGCTTGTGTGCGTGAACCTTCAATGTTAGTCTTCATCTGGGCGTTATGCACAGCAATGGATGTTTGGAATGCTACAGGATCAACTGTAATACTCTTACCTTCAGACATAAGTTTTAATGTAGTGCCTAACACTTGTTCTTTATCATTAACAGATTGACTTAAAGTTGTTGCACCCAAACCACCTGCAAAGATGGCAGAGAACCCTGCACGTACAGTGTCTGCTTCTAAATCACTTTGACCACTCAATGCACCTACGTTGTTCTTAATAACGTTAACTTGTGTTTGTGCTTGTAGCACTTGTTTAAAGCCTGTCATCTTAACATCATATGTACCACGATTAGTACGATAATCATTTAGCAACTCTTCACGAGTACCAAACATACCTGTCTTAGCGGCTTCATCAATATCTTGAAAAGCCATATCTTCAGGTGTCTTTGTCTTAGGTGCTTCTTGTTTAGAAAACCTTTCACGAACATAGTTCATCTGTGCCCAACGATCAGCGTATGGTAAACCTGTAACAGTACCAACCTTCTCACGAATCTGACCAGCAAGGCCGGGATATTGTGCAATGGCTTTCTTAGTTAACGCATCAATACGAGAAACATATTGTTCGTTAGACATACCCCCTTCAGCAGCACTCTTTAGACGTACAAGTTCACTGTCGTAAGATTTTAGTTGTTGTGCAGCTTTTGCTTGTGCATCTTCACCTTGTGCACCTAACAGTGTTTCAGCAAACATACTGCCAGCCATGGGAGCAGCACTTTGTAGTTGAGATGCTTGTCTCCCTGCAACTTGTGCAGCTTGATTACTAATAAAGAACTCTTGAGCTAAGTTAGAAGCCCCTTCTTCAATGTTAGCTACCTCTTGCTCTACATACCCTTTATACACAGCATTAGCACCCTCTCCTAACGCTTGAATAGCGGCACGGGTAGATGCTCCAGCTTGTTGCAAGGTTGCTGGATTAGCCATTGCTGGCTCAATGCTCTTAGTAATATTTGCTTGATAGGTTGCCATTATTCTTTAACTCCTGTATTTACTACAATGTCTTTCACTGCCCAATCCTTTACAGCTTGATCTGTAAGCATCTTTTCGTATTGAGTAAATGCCTCTACTTTATATGCTTCTTTATATAATTGCTGTAAATCGCTACCTGAATATGTATTTAGAATAGCTTGTACAATTGCAGCATGTGTTCTATGCCCTTCACTGTCGTTACTACGTAACGCTGTTAAAGCTAACATAGAGTGTTTACCAATGGCCTTAGCAGATGTTTTTAAATCATTAGCTTGTGACTTTCGGCTACTGTATAGTACAGATAAATCTTCTTGCACAGCAGGAGGGATACCAAAACTTAACATCCATGCTTCAGTATCTGTAACACGGAACATTGCTCCACCAGCACCACTTTGCACTTGATTATAGTTAGCCATAGCAATGCGTGACTTCTGAATATTGTTAAAGAAAGAGAAACTTCCTTTACCAATCTCTCCTAAAGCAATTTGCAGCGTATCCATAGTCATAGGGGCTTTAGCAACAATTGAGAATGCCTCACCAAAGCTACCTAAAATACGTAAAGCAGCGAAACCTGACGGGCCACCAGCTATTTCCATGAATGTCTTTTCTGGGTCTAACAACCCCTTAACAATATCTTCATAATATTTAAACGTGTTGAATCGACTACCTAATGCTAGCTTAGCTTCACCGTCAGTGAACGAACCAATCATACCTGCCACAACACCTTGTTGTACGTACAAACGAGCTTCTGGAGACATATCTTCTGGCACTACTTCTGTGAGTAGGTCACGGAAAGGCCATAAGAAGTTACCAGCAGTACCCATAACCAATGCATGTGTTACTAATAACTGCAATGCTTCTTTCTGTGTAAACGCTCTTGGGTTACCCATTAAACTCTGAACAACGTTCATCATAAGTTTAACTTGGTATTGAACGAACTGAGTAGGAATAGACTTCCAACCTTGTTGCCACGATGTTACGTTAGCCTTAGTCATGTTCTGTGTCAAATCATCTTGACGCTTCAATATCTTACCCAGTGAGTCATCTGTCCACCATGCAGCACCGGGGTTAGTTTCCATAAACTCCCTACGTGCAATGTCAAAGCTAACTAAACGGCTATATCCTTCACCTGAGTTAAACGGGGTAGCAGACAAATCACCAACAGTACGAGTTAGTTTATTCATAATGCCATACTTACCTACTTCAGCACCATACAAACTAGTTGTATTAATACCGTCCATCAATCCTGTACGGCGAATAGCCCTAACCACTTCAACAAACTCTTCTTCAGACATACCTAAACCAAGGTTAGTTAGTTTGTTAGTCTTAGCTACAGTTTGCCAAATACTCTCTTGATCGCTAAACAAAGCCATAGCGTACATAGCACTACTCTTAGCACTACGTAAACCATGCACAGGGGAAATGGCTACAGCGTTGAAAGCGTTCATACCTTGCATAAAGAATTGCACAGGATTGAATGCAAAGAAGCTATGGAAAGCAATTGTACGTGCCCATGTAGGATAATCTTTAGTAGCACGTAAGGCAGCACCTAGTTTCATAACTGGTTTGCCACCTACACCACCTTCAATGCCTTCACTTATCATACGCATAAATCCTAAATATTCCTTCTCTTCTTTAGTAGGAATATTCATCTGTGCAATGATGTAATCTTGTACCTTCTCAGCAACTTGTAATCGCTTACTCTGCCCCACGTACATACCCTTGTTGTTAAGCATGTAACGGAAAGCTTCGTCAGGTGTCATGTTACGCACGTTAGTTGGCAAATCATCAGCAAAACTATTGAACCAACGTTGAATGTGACTCTCACGCCACTCTAGTGTAGACGCTACATATGCTGTGTTACCAATCTCAGCAGCTACACTATCTAAAGGACTAACGGTATTAACTGTATCCTTACCAAAGACAGACAATACTTTATCCCCCCTCTTGCTAGAGAAGTTACTAGTAAGGCCTACAGCTTCAGTCATGTAGTCATCGTCAGTACGGTTATATTTAACTTCAACTTTAAAGTCAGTACCAAATCTACCATTATCTAAAGCGGCAATGATTTCTTCTGGTCGCCAACCGTAAGGCTCCATTAAGCGGCTAGCTTCTTGGATGGTTAGTTTACCTGCCTTGTGTAAACCCTGTGCTTCAGACAAAGCTTTTACATAAGAATTGGCATCAGCCACATTAGTAGCAGTACGATGAGTAGTAGTAATTTCTTCAATAGTGCCATCAACTTCATAGCTAGACTTAATTTTAATGAAATACTCATCGCTGTAAATACGGCGATACTCTCCCGCACGATATGGGATTACCGTGTCAATAGGTTGACTAGCAAAGCTACCAACTTTAAATCCAAATGTTTTACGATATTTACCGTCAATTAGAACAGGCTCAGCAGCTTCGTAGAAGACATACCCTTGAGTAGCAGCCTCTTCACGAAACTCCTTACTCATACGTTGCATAGCACCAGTATCGCCAAGATAGACAAAACTACCTTCTTTAGGTGTTGTTGGCTTACCAAACAGTTGGTTACCATTATCGTCAAACTTCAAACCAGTATTAAGTTGCACAAACCCTCTACGGGTCATACTCTTAGAAGCTACATCATTACGCATCTGCCACATAACATCACGTAGCGCACGTACTTTAAAGTAGGCATCACGAGCATTTAATGAC